ACGCTACTGTTGGACCAATTTTAGGTGAGATTTATGAACAAATACCGCACGTATCTATTGAATCACAACAATTAAAAGTTAACACACAAGATTTCATTATTATACCAGAAATATTTGCTAATGTAATGGAACAAACTTCAAAATTACCAAGTAAAAGAATAGTGTTTGCACAATCTTATGACTATATTTTTGAAATGTTGATGCCAGGTAAAAATTGGGCTGATTACGGAATTACCGATGTTATTACAACAACTGAAAAACAAAAAGAATATATTGAAAGTTTGTTTTCAAAAAAAGTAAAAGCTGAAGTTATACCTGTAAGTATTCCTGATTATTTTAAACCATCGGATAAACCAAAAAAACCTATTATCGCGATTTCAACCCGTGACCAAAGGGATTTGGTTAAAATTTACAAAGCATTTTATTTAAAATATCCACACCTTAAATGGGTTTCTTTCCGTGATATGAGAGGATTACCAAGAGAAGCTTTCGCTAAGTCTTTAGCAGAATCTTGTTTAGCTATTTGGGTTGATTCTTTATCATCTTTTGGTACATTCCCAATCGAATCTATAAAATGTGACGTACCTGTTTTAGGTTTAATACCTAATATGGTGCCTGAGTGGATGGGTGATAAAAACGGTCTTTGGGCAAACGACCCATTAGTTATAGCTGATTTAGCCGCTAATTATTTTCAAGCTTGGTTGGAAGACGGCGAACCACAAGAATTATATGACGAAATGTCTAAATTAAAAGATTCTTATACAACTTCACAATTAAAAGAAAAAGTTAAAGAAGTTTACGAAAGAATTATTGAAAACAGAATTAACGAATTAAAATCAACTTTACCAGTAGAAATTGCGGTTGAGAATAACGTAGAACCTCAAAACTAATTATATGTCAGAAATTAAAACAGATACAACAGTTATATTACCAATCCATAAGATGGATGAAGTAATTGCCTCTTATTTAGAGCAAGCTATTAAAAGCATTGAACAACAAAAAGTAAAACCAAGTGAATTAATGATTGTAGCACCTAAAGATGTTACGGTTAACATACCTGAAACTTCATTTAAAGTAACAATGATTGAAAATAAAGGTGAAACAGATTTTTGTTCACAAATTAACTTAGGTGTTGAAAATGTTAAAACAACTTATTTTAGTATTCTTGAATTTGATGATGAATACTCAAAAATTTGGTTTGATAATACAACAAAGTATATTCAATCATACGAAGAGGTTGACGTTTTTTTACCTATTATTCTTGATGTAAATGTAGAAGGTAGATTTTTACATTTTACTAACGAACCTGTTTGGGCAAAAGAATTTTCTGACAAATTAGGTTTCTTAGATAATGACGCTTTATTAAACTTCCCTAACTTTCAACTATCAGGTGCTGTTATTAAAGTTGAGGCTTTTAAAGCAGCAGGTGGTTTAAAACCAAGTATTAAACTTCATTTTATTTATGAGTTCTTATTAAGAATGTCGTATTATGATAAGAAGATGATGACTATACCTAAATTGGGTTACAAAAAAACAAATATGAGACCAGATGCACTTTTCTTTAATTACTATAATGGGGTTGTTGGTGAAAAAATTGACGCTGTTGAAGCTAGATTTTGGTTCAATACCGCTAGAAAAGAATGTTACTTTAAGAACGACCGCGGAATAAAATTTGATAGAGAAAATGTGACACTACAATAATGTCAGAAGAAAAAAAACCTAGAGGAAGGAAACCTACAAAAGATCCTTATTTTGGGCAAGCTGAAGAATCTGCGGTTAAAGAATTTTTATCATTAGGACAGTTAGTAGAAGACCCTCGTAGTTTAGAGGGTTTTCGATGGACTGGTACTACAAAAGAAGAATTCAGACGGAATGAAATTTATCGTCACCACCTTCAAGCTCCTTTAAATAAGATGATAGAAAGTATTATCAGAAGATATAAACTCTATTCCAAAAATATGTCTTTTGAAGACTTACATTCAGATACGTTATCATTTTTAATGATAAAATTCCATAAATTTAAACCTTCAAAAGGTAAAAAATCTTATTCCTATTATGGCACTATTTGTAAGCACTATCTTTTAGGTAAAATAATTAAAGATGATAAAAAACTTAAAACTTTAATTTCATATGAAGATGTTGCATCTGATTTAGAAGAAGATGAAGAATATTCTTATGAAATAGATTCTATTGATGTGGATTTAAGTTTTTTAATAAGTAATATTTGTGATTCAATTAAACAGGAATTACAAAATAAAATTCTTACAGAGAATGAAATTAAAGTTGGTAATGCCTTAATATCCATTCTTGAAAATTGGGAAACCGTTTTTGAAAGTCAGGAATCTACAAATAAATATAATAAAAACCTTATACTTTATTATATGAGAGAAATGACATCACTAGGTACCAAAGATATAAGGAACGCAATGAAAAGGTACAAATCAATTTACAAATTTATAAAAGATGGTGGTTTATAAAAACCACCATTTTGATATTTATAGGCAAAGACAATTATTATGGCTAGACCTAAAAAGAAAGATATAAAATTAACAAGTGATAGTTTTTTATCACTAACACAAGAGGCTTATAACGAATTAGTCGAACAAAGAAGTACTTGCATTAGAACAATCAACGAAAACAAATCAAAAGTTAACGTTGAGGATATGCATGATTTGGCTAACTTAAATAAAGCTAATACTGATTTATTAAAAATTGTTGATACAACGATTGATAAAAAAATAACATTAGTTAAATTAATGGGTCAGTTAATATTTAAACCTGGTAGTGGTGACAATGGTGATAAAGGTAGCGGTAATATCACACCTGAAGATATGGCATTATTAAGAAATATTTTTAATAATGACAAAGAAGATGACCAAGATAAAAAGGAATATAAAATTAAGTAATGGGTTTTATAAATAATAAAGCTGAAACTATAAATAATGTTGCGTTATTTGAAACTTTAGGGAACTTACCTAAAGGTAAAAATACCTCTTCATTAGAATCTGTAAATTCGAAAGATAAAAATCTTTCTGCTTTTTTATTAGATGTAATAGCCACTACATGTAAAGATAATACAAAATACCCTAAAATAGGGTCCACCTCTAAATGTGAGTCCACAAGAATATTAACAGAAATATTAGTCCAATTTTATCCTGTTTTAATGTTAAAATTAAAAGAAGGTTTAATACAAGGTATAAAAGCTGGATTAGCTTGTAGTACTAATTTTACAATACCAAACAGTACAATAAAAGTTAAATTAAAAGCTGATAAATTAGATTACAATGATATTTTGAGATTAGACCCTAGTAGTCCAATAGGTTCTACATTTTACGGTAAAAACGCTACGACAGACCTTAATTGGGCCTTATCTGATTTAACAAGAAATGGTGGTACCATTACGTGGAAAAATATTATAGTCATTAACTATAGTCAAACAACACAAGAATTTGAATTTGGATTAAGTCCTACTTATACTAGTGTTACCCGTAATTTTGATAATTTTTTAAGTGATTTTTTAAATGCTTCCGATTTAATTACTTTAGAACAATTTTTAGCTAAAATAACTGATAAATTAACTGGTTCTATAACAGCAGCTAAAGGTAGGGCGAATAACGGTATAACACAGTTACAAAATCCTGCTTTTATTGTTTCTAGTTTAGATAAATTTATCTCTGTTGAACAAACGGATAAATTAATTGATAAAATTATGGGTTCAGACCCTTGTACTAAAGAATATCAAATAACAGACAATTTTTTTTCATTTACTAATGAAGAGTCATTTGAGATAGAGAATAAAGCTGAACAAAAATCAAGAGGTGAAGTTAACTTAGACGTGGGTTGTGGTATCGTACCTGTTTCAGTGTCACCAAGCACGGTAATAACCTCTTTTAACGATATAAAAAACACACCTTCTTCAAAACTTAACGAAGTGGTATTTAGTTCAGTTAACAATATTAATAATAATTTAACAAATAATGTTTCAGAATCGGATAAAAATGCTGCTAAAAAGTCTTTAAATGCTAACATGATTAAAAGCATACCTAAAGTTTTGACTGATATGATAGTGGATCCTAAAATAATTTTATTATACCAATTAGCTAATAAAATAGTTAACGGTCCTTTAACACCAACCCCACCACCAGTAGGTGTTCCCGGAGGTAGTGCAACTGTCACATTACCAAACGTTAATGCAAACACAAGTTTTGATTATGCTAAGGCCTCAAAAGTTTTTTTTGAATATGTGGTTAGAGAATCCTCCGCAGCTTTATTAGAAATACTTTTTAATTTAGCTAAAAAAGAAATATTAAATTTAGTAATTAGTGTTGCGGCTAATATTACAAAAACACAAAGTAATTTAAAAATAAAAAGACTTTTAAATGTGGTAAGAGTTGTTGACGTACCTGGTATTGCGGAAGGGGTTCTTAATGCAATTCCACCACCTAACACTTCACAAAATCTTTAGAAAATGGCAAAATGTAAACAAACAGCAAACACAGATTTTAAAAACCCAAATTCAGTTTTAAAATCATTATTAAATTTATTTAAAATACCTTACAATGTTGGTACTGGTATACCTAAACAGGCAATATTAGCCGCCCCATGTGGTGGTTTTAACTCATCTGAAATAGCCGCAAAAATAATTAAAAGACAATCTGAAGCTGGAGTACCAGTGGGACCATTACCTAGTGGTAGAAATTCACCTGCTGAAATTATGGAAAGAATAAGGGTTGAAGAGATGGTGGAGGCAATAACAACTAAAATGGTTATGGATGTGGCTATACAACCTGGTACTGTGATACAAGGTACGGGTGGTAATGCCGGTGGACCCGTACAAATAGCTGGTACTATAGTAGGAATAGCCGGTGGTAAAGCTGTTGTAAACCCTTGTGCTTAATATGGAAAACATTAGAAATAAATCTAACGTTGATTTAGAAAAAATAAAAAAAGAATTGGCCGACGAATTTGAGTTGGTTAGAAATGAACTTATTACAGTTTACGATAATTGGTTAAGGATTGAGAAAAAATACAACGAAATAACCAAAGAATTAAACGATAGATTCGGGATTAATAACAAATGAGTGATAAAAGATTAGACCTTAGTTGGGGTAGTGTAACCTCAGATGAATTGACATTCCCGTTATGGTATTACGGTATAGTAATATCAAACGACGATCCTTTTAATGCAGGTAGGATTAAGGTGCGTATAGATGGTGTTGATAATGACATCACAGAAGCGGATCAATTAAACAACCCAATGCAAGGTGGATTACCTTGGTGTCAGCCGTTAATACCAAAATATATTAACATAGTACCTAAAGTAGGTGAGTTAGTTAAAGTAGCGGTTTTTGATTATCGTAATAAAGCCATAAGGAGGGAATATATTGGTCCTGTAATAGCTCAACAAAGACCTCCAGATTTTATAGAATCTCCAGAATTTAACGCAAAATGGAGAATAGAAACTAACAATTATAACGGTAATTGGAATGAAGACCCCGATTCTTTTATAGGTGATTGGAAAATTTACCCTGATAAAGACGATATTTCGGTTATTGGTAGGAAAAACACCGATTTAATTTTACGTGGTAAAATTAATTATGATGAAGTTATTTTAAGAGCCGGTAAAATAGATTATAAAGATATATTATCTAACGCAGGAAACCAAGGTCGTTCAAACATTCTTGGCGGTGGTTTTAAATTAAATAAAGTTAATCCTGCTTATATAACGGTAAATTATACAACACCACAAACTTATGAAACTAATACTAACAACAATGTTTCAAA